GGAGACAACTTCTAGATTAGGTATATTTTCTTGTTTATTTACGTCTAAACTTTGTAAATTAGAATCCATCTCATTGTATGAAAGAGGGCTTCCTTTTGTTTGTCTTAATGTTAATGTAGTAGCCATTAAAATTCTATCCTGTATGTAGCGGCTATTTTATCTTCAGAGTATCTCAAACTATAACCGCCTGAGTTTAATCCTAACTCGTAACCGTTGTCATCAACGTGTAGTTTTAGTTTCGGCGTTTCTTTTAACATTGCGAAGAGGGTGGCAACTACGATCCCAGAAACGACTATTTCCTTTTCGTGGCTTTGATGCCACTTCTTTCTTTTTTGACCCCACTCTAGGGTCTGGCAAGACGTGGTTCCTCTTCCGTTTCCTGTTCCGACAACTCCGGGATAGGAGCAAGCAATGTCTCCAAACGCTCTCGCTCTCTCTGACGTTCCTTGGAGGTCATACTCAGATACGACAACCGGTTTTCCAAACCTAAGAGCGTTCTCAATTTGTTGTCGGAACTGTTCCTCATTAAGATTAAATCCTGTCTGAAGGTATATTATGTCAGCATCTTTAATGTATTCAGCATTAACACCTGGCTTTAGATGTACTCCTATCGGCCTGCTTGTTTTCTTTCTAAGTTCTACTATTAGTGTAGATACTTGTGCAGGGCTATAATATTCGTCACACTCAAGACAAACAACATAGTGGCTAACAACATCATCAACCGCAGAAACAACTTGATTTTGGTAATCAATCTGGTTATCTAGCCCTCTTGCATATACATCTGGACTATCATCGCTTACCATCCATACTACCGGAGCAATACCATTAGAGCGCAAAATGCTAATTCGCTTACGCCAACTATCTATATCAACACCGTTAACTCTACCAAAGTCTTTTGCTGTGCTTCTAGCCATAATGTCAGCGTGGGTATCCCCACTGATCATGTCTAAAACACGATTTCTCCAATTATCATCTAAATCATTTGACAGCCAAGACAACGTAGAATATGGAGATATGTATCTACCTTCTGGTTTTCCAATTAGGAAAGTAGATTTAAAATCTGCTTTCCCTACCGAAACATACATAATGCAAAACAAAATGGCTATGTATATAAGTACAATTCCAAAAGACTTAATGCAGTCTTTCATGTACTCTTTCATCGTATGTATGGATTATTATGTTTAGGCTCTCTACCTTTCATTTTTACAGGGCCTGGTAAAAACCATCCAAGCACCATTGGAATTACCACCACAAGAATAAGAAGCCAACCGCCCATCTCTGTTATAGAGCCGAGCAAACTCCAAAAGTTATCAGGAGCGCAAGAGCCATTATCCATAGTAGTGCCTGACGAGCTCATTGCTGCTGTCGCCACATCTGTCACAAACGCAGCTCCCATGCTCCCCACTATCGGCGCAACTGCACCCCCGCTCAATACAGTCCCGGCAGTCGCACCCACTGCTGCTCCTGTCGCTACTACTCCAGCTTTTTTTATCGTTCCGCATCCAACAACCCCTAGAATTATCCCCAGATAGCAGAGACTACGATAAGCCCTGCTGCTCCAATTAAAATCCACATCTTTGTCTTTCCTGGTAGTGCGTTCCATTTTTCTTTCATCCTTATCTCCTAAAAACTTTAAAGTTGTTACACTTCTGGAAGAGCGATGCTATTACCACATCCGCATCTTGCTGTACCTTCACCTGGGTTAACCACAAACGTCTTAGAAAATCCTGTATCCTCGTAGTCAAGGCTACCGCCTTGTAAGTATGTCTGCGACATCTGATCTGCGAATTTGGTAGTGTTGCCAATGCTCAGTTCTGTGATACCTGTCGAGATCGCTTTCTCCAAAGTCACAATAAGGCCATTGCATCCGCCACCTTTTAAGCCTATTTCTAAAACCTCTCCATCCTCTAGCAAGTGGTTTAGTTGATCCTGCGCTTTTTGAGTTATGACCAATGTCGTTCATTATCCTCCCAATCTGGATTGTATATGATTAATTAAATTAGTAGTTGTCTTAGTTAAAACGCATGGAACAAGAGCATGAGCGAAAGCGCACACACTCCCAACCAACAGACAGCCAGCAAAGTACATTGCTTTTCGTAGGTGTTGCAAATACGTTTCATTTTGATCTCTTAAGTGTTTCATTTTTTCTTAGCAGTTTTAGCAGACCTTTTAAAGGCTTTGTTAGTTGGAGCTCCTTTGCTTCCCGGCTTTCTCATAGACTCTCCAGAGCCAGATTTAATTCTCTTTCGTTTTGCGTGTATGTTTGCGTACAATCCTTTCTTGGCCATTATTTTTTCTTCTTTGTTTTCTTAGCGTTTTTAGCTAATTTTTTTAAAACATTGGATTGTTTTTTATGCATATTAGATGCTTTAGTTAATTCTTTAGAAACTTTTTTAATTTTCTTTAACATTTCCACCTACGCCTTGCTTGCCTTATTCTTGAGTTAGGATCATTACGAGTTTTTGCGCTTGATCTTTTTAATTGTCCAGCTGATCTAGCGCAATAAGACTTTCTTCTTTTAGCGTCTTTTGATCCTTTTTTTGGGTTTCCTGTTACAGCTGTTTTAAGTTTTGAGCCAGGGTTTGCTTTTCTATGAGCGGCAACACCTTTTTTTGTCATTCCTGCGCCAGACTTAGTAGGCCTATAATTAGCGCCTTTACCTTTAGTTGTTTTAGGTATTGCCTTTTGTCTGCTCATTTAATTGAAGCAACAACTTCGTTGCCCTCCCAATTGATTCTAAGTTCGACATCTCGTTTTTCACAGGCGTATCTTGTATTCCCGTCTAAGTTATCCTTCCAACCATTTCTTTTTAGTGTTCGCTTCATCTGCAAACATCCTGCCATTCCCATGCGCTCCCACCCACTACCTGTTTCGTGGTGTCCCATGAACTCAATAACAGAACCGTTTAAATAAAGCACAAGAACAATCATACTTAGTTGCATTAATGTACTCCATTGCTTGCTTTCATTTCTGAAGTCTTATCTTTTAGGGTTTCCACATGACGTTCAAGGTTCTCAATACGTTGCTTAAAAAAGTCAAGAGTCAACGCTTGTTGCTGATCGTATGGTGCCTTACCTGTTTCTATAATGCCCTGTAACTTATCAAACTCAGAGGCTAGATGCTCAAGCAACATGAACTGTTCAGCATCCGCTGGGAGGGCCCCGAGCTCGCCCCGAGGCCACTTGATTCTAAAATTTTCATTCTGCTCTACAGACTTCTGCATTAAAATTTGATTAGTCTCTAGAACGTTAAGTCTTTCCTGCAATCCAAACCAAGCCCATGTACCTATAGCCACAGCACTAGCCAAGCCTATAAGATCTCTTAGCGGAAGACCTACGCTAGTTCTGTCAGATACTTCTAGATCGCTCATTTGTTAAGCAGCCTTTGCTCAAGCGTATCTATACGATCAAGGATTCTATCTATATGAGTGTCTAGTTCCTGCCTGCTAACTGTCTGAGTAGCAAGGTCTGTAACTCTAGCGTGTAACCTGTCTATCTGAGAAAATATTCTTTTAACTAACCATCCACCAAGGAATAGGATTACGCCAATAAGAGCATCTACCATGATGGATGGCTCCATTACAGTTCGTCCGCAAACATTGGATTAGGGTTTACGGAAAACGCCATGCCACTAGGCGATTTACCCGACCAGATTATGCAGGCCTGCTCTCTATCTTTACTTCTCTTTGATACAACCAGACTTGATGCAGTCATTTCTTTGTTGACAAAGTATATTAAAGTATGGGAATTGGTAGGTTCTTCTTTAAGATAGCCCATCATAACAGGGTACTCTTTGAATTCTGCCGCAAGTACGTTCATTAAAAAGTCAAACGAATCAGCACAAAACAACTGCATCTGCACCATTACAGGCTTGATGCCTACAGGTGGGCTTTGCGCGATAACAGGAGACGCAACTAATGCTAATAATACTAATAATTTTTTCATAGCTCATTCTCGCAATATCCAGCAACCCAATATTTGGGTTGAACATATGGAAATGCTCCATAAGGAAATGCCCTTGGTTGTTTTTCATAGAACTTTTTAGAGTTCGTCATTTGATAAGCTACGCGCCTAGGACGATATGTTTTTCTTCCTACTCTTCTAGTTCTTGCCATTAATACACTGCCTCTGCTTCTGGTTCCAATTGCCTATAAGACCTTATAATTGGAGGAGTAGCATCTATATCATATATTCTAGATAAAGCATCTAAAAAGTCTGGGTGAATGGTAGGGAAAAGGTTGTATTCATTATCTTTTACCCACTTAGTTAGGTCATAAAGTCTATCATTTTCATCTTTGCACATAATCTTTTTAGATATAAGAAACTCTTGTTTCCTATCAACAAGTTCCATTTGCAAAGATGTAAGCATCTTTTTATCTGTCGGATATGGCCAAAAGAAAGAACCATCTTTTAAGTCTGGTTCTAGTCTTTGTATCCTATCCTTCTTAGATTGTGATCCTCCGCCACCAACCCAGTTCAATTCGTATATAGGAAAATTACTTCCTTCTATACGCATCATTTCTTGGAAGTGTTCTATGTCGCTTTGAGCGCCGTACCGTTCATAGCCAACTTTTACTTCCCTAACACCAGGTGCTCGCTTCCATTTAGATCGTAACTTTTTTAGATGATCCCATCTTTCAGAAAGGCTAAGTCTATGACAAACCCCATCAAGCAAAAACTTATTATAGTTAGCATCTACGCCAACTACACACATCGCGGTTCTGTTAGACTCTTTCTTTTTAGAGCTGGCAGGATCGACCATAATGTACACATTCATTGTGTAAGGCCTAACCTCCCATTCCCTCCACCACTCATCTTTAAATGCTACATCGCTACCAGCTATTGGATTTAAAAGTTGCTGACAAGCTACTGTATATGTAGAGGTTGTTTTTTTAATTTCTTCCCAGCGTTCCTCTTCAAGAAATACTGGCATACCGTCCATCTGCCCATTGTGTGTAGCAGTATGTATTCTAGGCTTTACGGCTGCTCTTTGTAGAATGGTTCCGTATGTGTCACCATAAGGATACTAATCCATGAGCTTCAACTGTTTGCTCTTTTGGATTAGACTTTCTTTTTACACATAAGCCTTCGTTTTCAGCCCACTTAGGCGCGTATTGTTTTGGCTTCTCAAATAGTATATCAGGATACAATCCTTGCAGTTTCTCGTTAGATTCAAGCTCCTGCATTATCTGTCTAAGAAAAGGTTTTGCCTGCTTAGCAGAATAAGATAGTATACCTATAGTTATATCTGGATTGCATAATATTTCTTGTACGCATCCAAGAAAAGTTATTATAGTACTTTTATAGTGAAAACGTGCCCATAGGTCGAGTCTTCTATCTCTTTCACTTTCGACATCACGGCATCTTTCATACACCCACGGATGTAGCATATCGTGACGGTTGCATAGAAAAACGCCAAGATAATACCTGTCAAGCTGCCCAAGAGTGCGAATAAAGGTATCATCAACATTAGGATCATCATGACACTTAGCATATGCAGCAACAACTTGATCATAACTAGCAGTTTGCGCCCACTTAGCAAGAGCCATTGCCGCTTCTGCATTTTTAGTGTTCGCATATACATCTTTGGATATCTCTGGGATCACTTATCTTTTTTTACATCAGGCCCTTTAAGCTCATCAGAGAACTCGTTGTCTGCAACAACTTTGAACAGGATGGAACCATCCTCTTGAAGCTCTGTCCTATACTTCGTAGGAGTAAGCTTCCATACCGTGAATTGTTCACCATTAGTTGGAATCGAGCTAAGTGCCGACTCCATCCTGTCCATTGCTGATTCAACCATTGCAAGCGGGGAGCGGTGACCCGTCATACCCATCATGCGCTCAAACATTCGGTCCATAGCCCGTAATTGATTTGTTACCATTTTTTTCTCCATTGTTACACCGTTTGTACACCTAACTAGGGTTCATTTCATTATAAAGATTTCTAACCCATTCTAATTCTTCTGGTCTATCAAGATAGTATTGAATCTGTCTTTCGTTAAGGCCTTTCATCCAAGGCTCATCATATGCAGAAGCTGGAAGGTTATTAATATAATTTTCTAAGAATGAATCAGGCCTATTAACGTTATTTTCTATTTCAAACGATACGTCATCAAATGTCCGATCATCTACAAATCCTCTGTCTATGAAAGCCTGTGATACTTTTGGTCCCCACATTCCCATACCAAGAGGGGCCATAGCTTTAACTGCTTGACCCAAAGGAGAAATTCCATACACAGTTGCATACGCAGTGCTATACCTATCTGTCATCTTATGCTTGTTTATTAGGCTTTTTAAGTTGTTTAATTCATTCTGCTCTTGACGAGTTCTATTCTTTATAGCTTCAAGTTCTGTTACTCTTTTTTCTCGTTCTTCTACTTCATCTAAATAAGCTTTTTTCGATTTAAGGTCTGCAAGATTATTCTGCGCTACTTTGCCTGGGTTCCTCGCTCCTCTAGCCCTCTTACCTAAATTCATGGAGCGTTCTACTGCTTGAGCCGCTCTAAGACCTGCTTCAGTTCCTTGTGGATCATGTAATCCAGCTGCTGCCAGACCTTCTTCAGTTCCTTGGGGATCATCTAGAGCTTGTGGCGCTCCATAAGCTTGTCTGTTTACAGCATCTGGATCGTAGGCTGGAGAGTCGTCAGAATAATCAGTGTTAGATGGATCATCAAACATGCCTGCTTTGTCTAGAGCATCTCTTACCGCATCTGTATCCATATCATGAGCTTCAAGAGCTGGTGATCCAGGCTGTGCTGGTGCTCCAAATGTAACTTCACGATCTATCTGGCTCATTCCTAAAGCTTTAGCGATAGCAGACCTAAATGCAGCTATTGATCTTTCAGCTTCAGCTTCACCTCCAGCTCCGCCGGCTGAAGCGCTACCAACGCTCTGTCCTAGCCCGCTTCCTGCACCTGGACCTCCAGCAGCAGCTGCCAATCCTGGATCAACTTGTCCAGAACCATAGCCAACATCACCATGACCTATGTCACCTCCAAATCCAAGACCTCCTGCGCTAACATTGGCTCCACCACCACCTGGTCCAGCAACATCACCCATTCCGCCAAATGCCATATCAGTACCCCTTAGAGGGTTTTTTCTTTACTTTTTTACCAGTTGATTTAGCGTAGACTTTAGCTTTTTTCATACCAGATTTAGTGTAGGGAAATTTTTTAGTTCCAACTTTAGGCATATTAATTTAGAAGCTCAGGCTTCTCCTCCATACTTTCGTTTAGTTTATCAATAATAGATTCAACATCTACAGCCTTCTTAACTTCTACTGTAGTCTTTTTGGTTTCAGTTTTATCTACTTCCTGCTTTGAATAAGTGGAACGATAGTTAAACTTGTTGACCATCATAAAGGCATACAGAGATGTATTAAAAGACTTGTTCTCTAGATTGTCTCTACCTACCTGAATCCAGTGAGCTTCCGAAGCCTGTATACCTAGCTCAACAGTACGCTGAAAATCTCCTTTCCTTTCGTCTTTGAGCCACCTGTAGAACGTAGCTTTATGAATGCCCAAGAATCTGCATACCTCAACAACGGTAGCACCACCGGCAAACATTTCAATAACTTTCTTCCATTCC